TAAAACGATCAGTTAATTTACTGGTATAAGAAATAGTCTCTTTACCAATTAAAATTTTACCTGTTGCAGGGAAGTTAGTAGTGTTGCAATAAACTACTGCTCCTGTTGCGATATAGCCTGCACCATTCGCATCAGGAAGATCTGAAGTATCTAGTTGACTTAGATAATTGTTAATGGTTGGATATGCAACATTCATTGAATATCCATCATTAGCCCAACCAGATCCAGCATAATCAGAGAATTCTAATAACTGGAAACCATACCTATCAAATTCTTCAATAGTATATTCGGATACGGAATGAGTTATATCAACAGGAGGATTTTGTGAGTTATCAGTCCAAGTAATAGTTATATCACCTGTATCCATAAACTTAGCACCTTCCCACATAAAGAATGCAGGTCTCATAGTCATATTATGTAGTGGAGGTATTCTAGTATTTACACTAGGATCATAATGACGATGATCAACAAATCCCAATTGATATGTAGTCACTTCCTCTCCAGGACTAGGAGGCATCCCATTAACAGGTCCAGGAATTGGAGGACCAGGTCTCTTATCAGTTTCCTTATCAATCCAAGTACTAAATCCCATTCTTAGATCAAGTGGACCTAATTCAAGAATACTTATTCCCAAAGAAGTAAGATCACCACAAGGAGGAACAGTTACAGAATCAACAACAGTTGGCCAGTATCTTACAATTTCTTGTGGAATTGCTACTGGTGCTGGTAAAGTAAATTTAAGATCAAATATATTAGTGATCTGAATCATCTTACCTGTCCAACTAGCATCTGCCCAAGGATAGTCTTTATGAGTTCCATCACCATCACCAGGTAAATCAGGTAATAGAGGGTCAGTTCCTACACAAGAAACACATGGATCAACACCCTTAATAGGTGTAATAATAACATGGACATTTAAGTTATCAACTAGTATCCTATTCTCAAAATCTAATTCAACTAGACTATCAATCTTCCTTCCATTCTTTTTAATTACATTATATTGTCTAGTAACAACAACTCTTGGAGATGTTGTATATCCAAATCCACCATCAGTAATAACAATATCAACTACAGTACCATGTTGAACAATAACTTCTGCTTTCGCACCACCACCATTTTTATCAACTGGTATGAATTGTAGTACAGGTGTACTATCATAACCATTAACAACATTATCATTCTTATTCCATGTGATAGAAGTAACTTTATCACCAGTTAATTGACATTCAACACTTAGACCAGTACCACGAGTGTCACCACCATACTTAGTTACTAATACATTACCATGAAAATCATTTGATACATCACCATCTAAATTATAATTCTTTGGTCTTACATATCTTGGTAATTTATTAACTGTTCTCCATTCTTCTTCACCATCAATCTTAATAAGATCTCCATTACGTAAGTTAGCACCACCTCTCTTTCTTTCAAAGAATGCATCGTCTGCTCTAGGAGTACCATATAACCATCTAGCAGAATTTCTCTGCATTTGATAATCATTTAAATCATCCCTTACTATGGATATACTATCAGTAGTTCCAGTAAGTTCATATTCATCACTAAAATCTGGTTTACCAGCAAAGAATACATTTGAAGCATCTAAAGTATGATTACTACCAGCTATTGTGACAATTAAAGTATTGGCAGTCTTAGTATACAGTTTAACATTACCAATAAACTTCCTAACTCCATTTATCTTCTGGTATGCAACCTGATGATCATTATGTGATAGATTATACCAAGTTACCCAATCAATAAAATCATTTGGAGAACCTGCATCACAAGTTAATTGAATTTCGTTGTAATATTGATTCCTTTCATAATCATATAAAGTAAGTGCAGTCTCAGCATCTCTACCATATAATGTGATAATATCTATATTATTTTCTGAGAATATTCTTGTATTAAATCTAATAGCAGGACCACTTATGGAATAAGAAACTCCATCTCTTTGTAATACACCATCAACAAAAACTAATGTAAATCTAGGATCATCAACGGATTTAATTTTTCCTTCTAGATCTTTTATTAAGAAAGGACCAGTAGATCCAACACTACTAATAGAAGTGTCAATAGTACATCTGTTATAAGAACCAATTCCCTGACCAAAGAATTTTTCAACTGCTAATGGTTCATAGACATTCTTAGTATTCCCACTTTGACCCCAAATAGGAGGTTCATCAAATACCACTCTATTTGGAATATAATTTCTATCAATAGTATATGAATTTTTAGTTTGAAGAACACCACTCAAAGTTAAAAATAGATCTTCATTTTCTATTGTTTCAACTGGACTACCATCAGTATAGAAAAGATCAAATATTGTATTATCTCCATTGATATAATCTGGATAACCAGTTTCTACTGCATCTGGTCCAGTAGTCATTATAGATCTAATAACATCATATAAAGTATCAAGAGCAGCAACAACATCTGCACACTTTGTTGGTCCTGTGTCTGTTAATATATCAGGATCAATATAACCACTTGTTAATTCATTGTTAATTGCTTCTTTAGCAATACCAACTGCATGTTCAAATGCTTCTAAAGTAGGTTCAAGTTCACCATCAATATAATCAAGAACTCCATTATTAAAATATTTCTCAACAGATCTCTTTGTTTTTTCATTACCACCAAACCTTAAGTCATGTGCTAAAGCATCTACAATAAATCCAATATCCCTAAAACATTTAGTACTTAAAGAGTTCCAAGAAAGATTTGTATGAACAGACTTAATATGTGCTAATGTTGTTTCTTGTATATACTCTCTATTTCTTTCCAATTGATTAGCAGCATCAAGCCATCTCCCATTTCTTTGGAAGATATTTCTAATTTTCTTAAGATACTTGAAATTTAACCCATCAGTCTTAAACTGGAATTTCTTAGCATAAAAAGTAACTCCAGTAAGAGGTGGTTGAGCAAAATTAATCTTATCATTAGTGATAGTATAAGCAACTCCAGGTTCTTGTAATATTCCATCAAGAGTTACAACCAATGCTTGATCGTTGTATGGTGTTACTACATTATTATCACTATCAACTAAAGTAAACTGTGTCGTTCCTTCTAAGTTACCTTTATTTGAATAAGCACCATCAAAAGATCCTGTAATACCTACTCCACCAGCAACTATTTCACTAGAATTTAAAGTATCAAGAGCAATAGAACCAACACCCTTTTCAACATTTAGATTATCAAGTAATACAATACTTTGAGTAATTTGTTTTCTAACACTCTCTACTGTTATCTTATTTTTATCTGGATTCCATGCTTGGATAACACTAACTCTACTTAAAGCAGGAGTATCACTCATTCTTGCTTTAGCATCAGATTCAATAAGAATCTCACCAAATAACTTAAATCCAGCAGGATGAGTTGTTTCCTTTATAAGTTTCCTCCAAGTCTCTATTGGAGTCTTTGATTTAATTGTATAAGAATAATCTTGATAATAATAGGAATCATGAATTTTCTGATTCGCATCACTAACCTTACCAGAATCAGAAGAATAATATCCTACATTATCAAAATTAGTTTGAACTACAGGAGAAAACTCAGTATAACTAATATCTTCAATTACTGCACTATTATTTCCAGCAAGTCCAATAATAGGTTCGTTGTTTCTAAACGATCCATTTACCTTATGTACTATAAGAATATTACTACCTTCTCTCCAGGAACTAACCTTTGCTCTGGCAACTTCTACTGATCCAATTTTTTGTATTATTGTTTCACCAACACTAAACGGTTTAATACCAAAATTAGATAATACCATTACAGTATTTGATCTAAAAGTAGAACTTAAACTAGTATCACTATGATATGCTCCACCATTATTAATTATTTTAATATTACTAGGTATACCAATATCTTTACTAGAAAGATAACATTTTACTGTATTATCAATAATACCATCAGCGTCATATATTCCAGTTACAATAGGAAGTTTTTTATAATCAATACCTATATTAGTAACATTTATTGATTTTATAGCACCAACAGCAAATGGAGATTTTGTATCGTATTTAATAACACCAGTTCCATCATGAGTAGCAGATACATCTGTAGAATACAATATTTTTGTTGGTGTTACATATAATATTGTTTTTTCTCCTTGTAAAGGATCATCAACAATATTAAGATAAGATTTTTCAGAATCTACAATGTTATTATTATCAAAGTAATAATACTTGTTATACTGATTATCAACCTTCTTAGTATATGTGTTAGAAGAAGTTCTAACTCCAAAACCCAATTTAAAATCAACAATATTACTAGAAGTCAATTTTTCTGGAGTATTTACATTAAAGTTAATACTAGGAGAAATATCAAATTTCTTACCACTCATTGATGAATGTGATATATCAAAATTATACTTGTAATATTTCTTAACATCAATTATTTTATTTCTTTCTCCATCAATCTCATAATAGAATTGTGGATCTGTAACATTCTTTATGTTTACAATTCTATTAATTGGTTGACTTTGATCTTTAAAGACAGAACTTAAAGTAAGTTTTGTAATATCATCGTAAGATAATCCATAACCATACTTGAACACAATTTTTTGAGTTGATGTATCATATGATACAATATATGGTTGAGTTGTATCAGCAGTCTCTTGATTGATTTGATATCCAACTGTAAAATTAAATCCTGCATCTACGAGAGTTACAGCAGTTCCATCATAATGATCTACAGGATTATCTCCTCTAGTTACTTCTAATATATTACCAGCAATAGTTTCAACGACTACTGTTTCACTTCCAATGATTAATTGATCTCCTATACTAAGTCCAAGAGAACTATCAACATTTAATTTATCACTTTCTGATGCAAATCCAGCATGATCAACTTCTATCTTCAATGATGCTGTATTTGAATTTGTTTTTCCTAAATCAGAGTCACCTACGGTCAATATATCGTACTTTTTATATCCAGATCCTCTGTTGCTTATTATAACCTTATTAACTATACCAGCAGCAGATACTTCAATAGTTGCTTTTGCACCAGTTCCATTTCCACCTGACAATGCAATATCAGTATAAGCTGTTCCTGGAGTGTAATCTGCACCACCATTCAATATATCAAATCTACCAATTCCACTATCGTTGAGAACCCTTGCTATGACTGGGATTTCAACGATTGCTTCTTGATAAATAGTACTCCTTACTTCATGTGTTGTTGTAGTAGTAGAATCTAATGGATTAATATCAATATTGATTTTTTCACCTTCAGCAACATTATGTGGTACGCTAGTCTTAATTAAAGCAACATTATCTTGTACTGAACTAATATCTAAATTTTCACTTAAAGAAGTAATAGAAATAATCTTAGAACCAGGTGTATTCAATAAATCTGAACTAGAAAGATATAAAGAATTGGAAATTACAAATCCATCATCAGTAACCTTAATCTTAACACTGTTCTGTGAGGAAGTAGTTTCTAATATCTCACCTTTAGCAACAGGAAGATTTACACCATCACCCAAAGAAAGTATAGCACCTTTAGTATAAGAAGAATCTTTATCTAGTAATAGAGTTACTACTTTAGTATCAGAAGTTAAAGTACCAGAATTAACCCATTCACCAGTAACATCTTCAATTGCAAACCTATTTCCATTAAAAACATCACCTACAACATATCCTTCAGATGTACCTTGAATAACTCTATCACCATCAAACAAATAAGCAGTATCACTTAAATTAATATAAAGTACTTTATCAGACTGAGACTTAATTGAGATTACTGATTTTCCTGTTACAGATTCAACTTCTGCTTCTGCACCATAACCATCAGTACCAGTATTATCAATAATTAATTTTGATCCAACTGTAAAATTAGTTCCACTATTTTCAACAATTCCAGAGGATATAGTACCACGACTTACTTCTCCTATTAGTAATGAAGTTCCATCTCCATTATTCTTACCAGACATTGCACTAGTCCTTAATCTCCTTGCAGTAGAAGGAAGATCGTCTTGTGACAATTCAGAATTGTAATTAGAATCAACTGGAAGTGAATAATAGTTCTCACCTAAGATGTAAGGGAATACTGGTACATTTGTACTATCAACAGTAATGAAATAAGCATATGTTCCATTAGGAAAATCTGGAGTAATGCAAAAACGTCCATTATTTTGATCTAATGATCCTTTATTGTGAATATATGTCCAATCTTGGATAAATGTTCCTAATGGGTAATCTGCTTCTAATGGTCCACCATCTCTTACAATAGATAATGAATAACTAGATGTCATTCTTGTAATAGCACTACTTTGATCTAGTGGATTTGTATAACCATAAGCACCATATATGGGGTTACCATCATATGCAAATCCTAGTATAGGTGAATGTTGTGCTCCATTATCATTTGCTCTTAATGTTGAAGGAGAAGCATAATAAGAATACCCAACTCCATTAGAGGGAATATAATTTTGAAGATATGCTCCATTATCAAAATCTACTGTAGATTTTTTAAATCTATCCTTTCTCCATTCTTTAATACTTGCAGTAGCAGTTGCTCCAGATCCTACAGAAATAATATCAATTAATACATTACCTTGAGTATATCCCTTTCCACCATTAACTTTAATACAATTAATTAACTTACCATCATTAGATATTTCTGCTGTATATGAAGCGAACTGTCCTTTACCTGCTAAATCAGCAATTCTAATCTCAGGTATTGAAGAATAGTACTCACCAGCATTATCTATAGAAAGACTGGTAATTTCACCACCAGTAATAACAGCAGTTACTGAAGCATTTCTACCAGACAGTATTTCAACAGTAGGTGTATCTGTATATGACCCTTCTGTAACAATTGATACAGATTCAAGAACCTCACCAGCAAGACTTGAAGATGCTAATCCTCCAACCCCATCAATTATTACATAGGGAGGTTTTTTATAACCATTACCCCTATTACCTACAGTAATAGTTTGAAGAGGTCCATTAAGAATAACTTCCTCATCCTTATAACTTGCAAAAGGTACACCATTAGTAGCAATACCAACATCTCTATACTTAGTCTCATATATCTCAGTGGTTGAGATAGGATTCTTTCTAATAATCTTTAAATGCTTTTGATCCTTTGCATCAACAGGTAATGTTCCTATAACATGACTTGGAAAACCTGATGAAGCAATGTAATAAGAATCACTATCCTCATATATCGCTGATACATTAGAATCTAAACCAGTTGCTTGTGGAATTCCATATAGATCCCATCTAATATTATTCTGTGTATCAAAAATCTTTGGATCATCAGTAATAAAACCTGGTTCAGATACATCAATCGTATCACCTGTATCCGAATAAGGAACTCCTTTTGTACTCTCTAAGTTATATACAACTCCAAATACTAATAACTCAACTCCATTACCACTTACATCAGATCCAAATGTTACAGATTCTCCAATACTATGAACACCAGTACCTGTTCTTGTCTTAATAACAAATTGATTTACATTCTTATCATCAAAAGTAAATACTTCACCATCAATAGAGAATTTACCTGTAGTATCCCAACCAATAGTAGAGAACACCTCTACTTTATCACCAGCACCCATAGTACTGGTAATTGCTGATCTTAATACAGTCTTTGCAGCAACAGAAAATTTACCGTTGATAGTTGACTCTGCAAGAATTATTTCATATAAATCTTCATTATCATATTTACCAGAATATCTAACATTATCAACTACAGCAGAAGCATGATCACCAGTGGTCTGTGTGATTACTTTTCCTATTAGATCATTTGGATCTCCTGATATAATCTTTGCTTTAAGTGAATAATTATTGATCCAATTAGACTCTGATGCCTTTAAAGTACTATCTCTTGGATATAAAACTTCTGGTTCTGGATCATTATCAATTAAACACTTAAATAAGAATTTAATAGAATTCTCTGTTCCCTTTGTTTTATAAAAAGAAGTTATATTTTTAATAAGGGTTCTCTTATCAATATCACCCTTTAAATACGCTTCTGGAAAATTACTAAGATATTGCTTCTCAAAACTCTTGATTAACGAATACAAGAAAAGGTTACTGATATTCTGTACAGTAGACCCCAATATATGATTATCAGCCTGTGTGGTAACAAAAGTACTTTTCTCGTATAAATCTCCAAGCCTTGTGTTACCACTTACACCACGACTTACATTTAAAAACTTTGTATCTGTTCTTGTTTTATAAAAACATATTTCTTCATTAATCTTGATATATCCACCGTTTTGAGGAAAAGAACTAGCATCATTAACTTCAATACTAGTATCTGTATCTTGTAAGTAATCGGTAGTAGTAGTTGACTGTTTTAATACATTTCGTTCATAAAAATCAATATCACGATATGTCTGCATATTGTGTACAATATCCAGAGGTTGACCTTGAAGTTCTATCTGCTCATAATACTTCTGTATAAACTTACCAAAAAGTTCATACTCCTCGTTGATAAAATCAGGTAATTGAGACTCAATTAAAAATGAGACTTTATTCGCAGTTTTAGGCACTACTCTTTATACGCAACGAATTTACTATTTGATACATCTACATCTAGATACATCTCACGTTTTACTTCAATATCTTTATTGGCAGGTTTGACACGTAATTCAATACGGTTGTCAGAGAAACTACCTTTCAAGATAGTAAAGTCATACATTTGGATTTCTCCCTTATCATAATCAACAGTACCAATTGAATCATTCAAAAGTACTTTATCACCAGTTACAGAATCTAGTCTATATAGCACCAATTTACCATCTCTATCCTCTAGATATGAGGTATAAGTTGGATACTCAAATACTGTCATTCCAGTAGATGAAACTACAGGATTATCACAATCCTTAAGGAAAGGATTCTGATAACATACTTCATAATAAGAAGAAGAGTTTATTTGTGCTATAAAATCTTTTCTCATAGTTACATTGGTATCATTGGAGTTAATACCATAATCTGCACTATCAATAACACCAACAAACTTACTATATCTAAACTTGCCATTAAACTTCTCAGTTTGAGATGTCTTAAGATATTCAGATATAGCAGATGTTACTTTTGCTGCTATTTCTGTTGATAACAACTTAGTCTTTGTACTATCAAAATGAATATTACTATCTAATTCAATGTAAAGAATAGATGGATCTACAAACTCTGGTCTAACAGAAGCAACGGTATACTTCTTTAATTCTTTTACTAGTTCACTCTTAGTATAAGATGATAATGATGCTGCTTCCGTAGGTTTAACTGAAAGGAAGACCTTACCATATGCAGGAGGTTCTTGATCCTCTCCACCAAAGACAATAATATCACTAATAGAAGGATATAACTTCCTTACAATAGCAGAGAAGTCATTACCAGTTACTGCTCTATTCTGAGATCCAAAGAACTTAGGAGCATTAAATTTGATATTATCAATAGATTCAATATCTGCTCCTCCGCTTGCCACGGAAATAGTATTCA